AACAATATCAAACCAATCACCACGACCAAAGACAGCTTCAGAGATTTCAGCTTGCTTAGACTCAATAGCTTGTTGCAGTGAAGGAGTAACTAGACGACTACGCTCAGAGTCTCTTGTTTTATCTGCAGCGTCCCAGATACCACGAAACAAACGCTCAAATTCTTCCCACTTGTCTAGGTAGTTTACGTTACGATGATCTCTCCAGCGATTGCAGTGATCAACAACAAAAGATACTAACTCTTTATCTTCGCTGCTTACTTCGTCTTCTTTAAACTCAGCCATGCTTAGTCTTCCTCAGTGGAGTCATCAATGGATGTAGCAAATGGGTCTTCAAATTCAATCTCAGTTTCTTCCATAGCAGTAAAGAAGATTTGATTATCTTTTAAACCTTCTTCTTTAGCAGCAGTAATAATCTTCATCAGACAATCACCACTAAGATAGTTTAGCTCTTCTTTAATAACTTCCCATACTACAGGGTTATTACTGAGTTCTTGAAAGTTCAGAGGAACAAATTCATTTTCTTTATAGTACATAGTTTCCTTAGTAGCCGCTTACAAAATCGAGACATTCATATTCGTCATCCTCATTATCTGAGAAGTACGAAGTTACAGCAAGTTGATCAATGTAGCTAAGTGCATCAATCAAGTCATCGTGTACCTGAGAAGTAGGGAACATTAGTAGTTGGTCTTGGAACTCTTTCCAGTCTTCCTCTTCATTGAGGATAACCTTACCGTGTTCAAACCGTCCCTGTAATGCCCACACAATACGTTCAGTCTTTTGCTTACCACCGTGCGTTAAGTCTTGAATGGTAGCGTATGTATTCTTAGATCTCATCAGATCGCTTAGATAGGGCAACACAGCGTTTCTAACAGTGCCTCGCTCCATCCCTACACCTACAGGTTCAAACTCCTGTATGTTCTTTAGAATGCGTCCTGCAGCGTCTTTAACATCCCACCTACCATGCTCAATCTTTTTAACAAACCATACACCATCATCAGTTACTTTAACTACTGCGATTGCTGATTCATCTAATCTCTTCTTGCGAGTCTCAGAGTAATTGGTATTGGTAAAACCAGCTAAGTCGATAGAGATGTAATAAACACCATCTGTAGGTTCTTCTCCAAACTTGATCCACTGTTCTTTAAATAAATCAGTACCAGCGTTATCAAAGGAGGCTTCGTATTCTTGCTTGAAGGAGAAACTACTTAGAGTCTTTTTAGCTCCTTCAATCTCTTTTGGGTCAATCAGTGGGTTATCTTTGGTAGTAAAGTGCCAAGATTTCCACTCTTCATCGCTACCATCAAGACCTAGGTTATACATGTCGTAGAACCAGTTTCGTCCCTTTGGTGTGCCTATAAATAAGGCATTACCTTTTTTATCAGAAAGAGAAGCTCTTAATACTTTCTCCCAGGTTTCGCTCTTAATATCAGCTACTTCGTCCAATACCAAATAAGTAAGACTAACCCCACGCAAAGTGTCAGGGCGATCTGATCCTCTAACATATATCTTTGCTCCATTAATTAATGTGATATCCATATTATTCACATGACTACTCTGAATAACATCTCTACCTAGTTCCATTAATACATCCCAGATAATCTGTCTTGCTTGTCCCTGGGTGGGTGCAACATACATAACTGCACTCCCTTGTGGGCAACGCAGTCCTTCTACTAATAATGATACAGCAGATAATCTAGATTTACCACATCGTCTACCTGCAACAATAACTTTAAATCTAGTTTTATCTTGGAATACTTCTTTTTGCCAAGGCAGTAACTCAAAGCTTAGATTCATACCTGTCGATCTTCTTCGATATAATCGACATATTCAATTGATGTGTCGACTTCTTCGACAGATTCTATTTTAGTTTCACCTAACCCAGTAATATTAATAGTTACTGCATTACGTTGTCCCTTAGCATCTTTTTCAAATAATGATGTAGGTAACATCCTATCTAAGCACATCTTTAAACAAGCCACTTGGTCTTTATCTTCGTCATCTAATGCTTTACGAAGCACAGTATCTATTACCTTAGTTCCTGTAGTAGACAATAACCTAGCTTTAAATTCTTGTATTCTTCCAGCATCACCTACTGGTCTTCCTACTTTGTTTCTTTTCTTCTTACTCTCCACAACAGACTTAGGTGGACGTCCTCTCCTAGGCTGGACTGTGGGGATAGACACCACTGTAGTAGGAGACACAACATCAGAGTCAGACATTAAGAACCTTTTCTTTACCTGCTATCGCAGAGAACAAAAAACAAATAGAATACCAATACACTACTTAGTTACTACTTAGTTTTACTGCACTCTTCAGAGGTTAAGTATTCTTTTATTGTTGTTTTTTCAACTTAGCTTTCTTCTTAGTACAACTATTATACCACAACTTCTTGGATTTGTCAAGCTTTATTTTTATTTAGTTCCTAGTAGTCATCTACTTCTGCGGTAAACCTCACCTTCGTTGCGGGTCTAGGGAGACAAGCTTGCACGTATTCCGCAGCATATGACTGTGTCCCCTTTATTGATACCTTATTAGTACTGCTAAGCACTAGAACTAAGTCATTGATTTATATAGATAATTCTATTGAGAATTCATGCAACTTTAATTAACAATTATGCCTAATTATTAAGCAGTCTTAATTTCACTTCTCGTGAGTTTAGGAGTCATATATACGCAGCAATCTGTGTGGCAACCCCTCCCCCGTCTATCACAAAATAATTAATTAGTCAATTAGGGAAAATACCTATTGACAAATCTATAAAGTATGTATATAGTATTGTCACTCTATAGCACCTACTAAGGGTAAACACCTATAGACATTTACCAGGAATTCAGATACAATTGAATCATCAACTAGGGAAGGAATTAAAATGTTTAATAAAGTAGAGTTACAATTCTTAGGTAATGGTTTAATGGATACTATGATTCGTAATGGCGAGCGTATTGAAAAGGCTAAAGCAGGTAGTAGTTATGCTAAAGCTTGTGAAGAGCAGAATAAATTCTTGCGTACATTGTTGGATAAAGTACATTCAGAATACGATAAATCTTAATAAGGGTTTGCCCTAGTTGACAAGTAAGATTAACTAGGGCATAATCAAATCATCAACTGGAGGATATAATGAAGATAGAATTAGAGATTGAAGATCGCAGATTATTATTGCAAGGTATTTGGAAAGAGTTAAGCCATTACCAGGGTATTATTGATAGGGAAGAGGCAAACTCTATGGCACTAAACCATGCTAATAATATGCAGAAGAGATTGTGGGCTTTAGAAGAGAAAATTGTAGGGTTTATGACTAAAGGGAAATAAGGGTTTGCCCTAGTTGACTAAATCAGTTAACTAGGGTATTATTAAACAACTGGAGGATTAAATGAGATATCAAAAATCAATAGACATATGGAATATTTCAGATAGTGAAATTAAAAAGCTACAGCGTGGGCAATGGATTTTTGGAGGTGAGATTAAAAACAAGGGGATTTTCTTAGGGGTTAAACCTTCAGGTACAATTGTAGTAGCATGGTTAGGTAATATGCACTGGCAGAAAAGCTATAGGGGTTATATTCAAGCACTATTAAATTACGCTAAAGGGGTTTAAAATGCAAGTACACTTAACACTAAAATCTAGTAATACTAAAACTGGCAAAATACCAGTAAGCACAACTAGCAAGCAATCATGCCCTCCAATATGCCCATTTAAAGAGGGAGGATGTTATGCCCTTGACTATCATTTAAATATGCACTGGGATAAAGTTACCAGGGCAGAGAGAGGCACAGACTGGGAGACATTCTGTAAAACTATATCAGGGTTTAAACCAGGGCAATTGTGGAGGCACAACCAGGCAGGGGATTTACCAGGGCAAAATAATCTTATCGATATTGCTAAGCTTAAGACATTAGTAAAAGCAAACCAGGGCAAGGCAGGATTTACCTATACTCACTATCCGAGAGCAGGCAAAAATGCTCAAGCAATTAAGCATGCCAATGCTCAAGGGTTTACAATCAACGCAAGCACAGAGAGCATTGCAGAGGCAGACATTGCCTATAGTGAGGGTTACCCTACAACTGTAGTATTACAAGGGCATAGCGAGGCTGTAAGCACCTTTAAAACACCTTCAGGGAATACAGTAGCAATATGCCCTGCACAATTAAAAGACAATGTAACTTGTAAGAGTTGTGCATTGTGTCAAAAGGCAGAGCGTAAAGTTATTGTGGGATTTATTGCCCATGGTGCAAGCAAGGCAAAAGTAATTAAGATTTTAGCGGTTAAGGGTTAACACCTATAGACAAGTGTATTAGATTGTAGTATACTTGTCTCATCAACTAAACAAGGGAGCACAAAATGTTTTATGTATATCAGAACACAATGGAAAATAGTAAAGTAGTAGGGCAGTTTGATAATCAAGATGATGCAGTAGAATACATGGAGCATAGAGCTATGACTGTTAGCGATATCCATACTACAGGGTTTGCAGTAAGGGACTATGCTAAGAAGACAATTACAGAATGGGAGGTTTAATCATGAAGACAATGACATTAGATTTTTATCAAGATCCAGGGCATGGTTGGGTTAAGATCCACTTAGATAAGCTGCTATGGTTGGGGATTAATAAAGATATATCTTGCTTTAGTTATACCAGGAAAGACTATGCTTACTTAGAAGAGGATGATGACTTATCTAAACTAATTAAAGCTTGCAATGATAAAGGGATTGTGTTAAAATTCAGAGAACACAACTCAAATAAAGATAGTAAGATCAGGAATTACCAGTCATACCATGTAAAAGAACCATTGACAGATGATGCTAAGCATGTTATAAGTTTTATGAAAGAACATTTTCAATACATACATGTTGGAGGATAAGATGAAGACTATATATTTAGTTAAAAGTTTTGGGGAAGACAGTGGGTTTACAAATTTAAAAGTATTCACTACAGAATTAGAGGCAGAAAAGTTTGCAATAAAAGTAAAGAAACAAATACCCCTGGAAAGTTTAGCAAGTGGTGATGAATCAGTAGAAATTGAAGAGCTTACACTGGAGGATAAATAATCATGGAATTTATAGTTAAGATTGCAGTAGACAATGATGCATATAAAAACCAGGCAATACAGTATCAATTGATTGATAACCTTAAGGATATTATTGCTAAGCTTGAGGATGCTAATGACTGGGGTACTGTTAAGGATGTTAACGGTAATACTGTAGGTGAATGGAGCTTAGATCATGAAGACATTTAGAGTAATGCTAGGTAGAGTAGAGTACTACGGTAAAGAGTATATTATTGAGGCAAGTACTGAAGAGGATGCAATCGACCAGGCTTGGGATATGTCAGGCAATTGGCAGAGGGTAGAGAGTGAAGAGTTTACTAATGGGTGTGAAGAGATTATCAACCATGATATGGAGTGTGGAAAATGAAGATCAGAACAATATCAGTAGTTTTTACATGGGAAGATGGCAGCACTAATGAAGTTAGTAATTACTTACCTGATGGTACTAGTAGGGAGCTAGAAGACTTTGCAGATTATTGGGAACAAAAGTACAACGATGAAGAGGTGACTGAAGATGAATAGATATAGTGATGGGTAT